ATCGGTTGACGGTAAAACCGATGCCGAACTGATGGACGCATATAACCAGATGCTGGCAGAAAACGCCGACAGCAAAGAAGAAACGCCTGAAGAGAAGGCTGCCAGTGAGAAGAAAGAGGCGGACGACAAGAAGGCTAAAGAGCAAGCCACCAACAGCGAAGAGATGCCTGCCTGGGCGAAAACTCTCTCCGATCAGGTGGCCGCTCTTAACAGCCAGATCAGCGCAGGTGCAGAAACTGAGAAGTCCAGCATGCGCGCTGCGGTGAAAGCCAAGTTCGGCATGACCGACCTGGCAGTCAATGCCCTCGACGGCGAACCGCTGAAAGAGCTGTTCGCTCAGTGCCAGACCTCAACCGGCCTGAATGGTGCATTCCGCCAGGCTACCAACAACCAGTCAGTCAGCGAAATGCCGGAGTAAAAAATGGCTAAAGACGGAAAACACGTAATCCACGCCGGTGGCGTATTCCCTAACCCGACCCTCAATCGTGAAGGCCGCGCCACTGCGGTTAAGCCTGGCACCGCCGGTTTCTTTGACGCTGGGGTGTTTAAGGCGTCGGTGGACGGTAGCGAGAAGGCAATTATCTATATCGCCGACTATGACTACCTGCGCTGCAAGACAGTGGACGACACCTACGCCGTAGACGATCTTCTGGTAGGTATTCACCCGCTGCCGGGCATGTACCTGAACGTCCGCGCCGCCGCGGGGACCTACAAAAAAGGCGATGCACTCTCAATCGTTAACGGCCAGGTGAAGAAGCAGGCCGGGACAGAGGCTGATCGCGCTTATTGCGACGAAGAGCGCTCAATTACCGCCGCAGCTGGCGACCTCATTCGCGTAGTAATTAAGTAAGGAGTCACTGAATGCTTGTTTATTCTAAATCGCTGGGCGAAAAGACCGGCAACCTGGCCGTGAACCAGTACCAGTTCGGTATGCTGACGCAGGAGCGTAACGCAGCACTGAACCATCAGGGCATCAACGTCATGCAGGAGATGGCCGATCGTATCAACGCCGTCAGTCAACTGAATGGCATCAACGCCGTGCGCTCCCCGGCTGATCTGTATAAGGCTTTCGACCAGACCGTCATTCGTCAGTTCGAGCCAAATACAGAGTTCACGCTGTTCAACGACCTGATGCCGCTGTCTCGTTCGGTGCGTATCAACCAGACCGTGTACGAGTACGCGAAATCTGGCGGCCGCATGTGGGCGCACACGTCTATGTCCGGTCAGATCGGCGCGGCGCTGGATGCTGTTCAGTACCAGTACGACGGCACCATGGTTCCGGTGCACGATACCGGCTTCAAGTTCCACTGGCGTGAGCCACGCCTGAACAACCCGGACGCGTTCGATATCATCTCCGACGCTCAGTTCGAGTCCACCAACGAAGTGCGCCGTCAGTACGTGGATTACATCTACAACGGCTACCGCGACGCGGAAGGTAATTACATCAAGTTCGATGATAAGACCTGGAAGGGGCTCAAGAACGACGAGCGCGTAGCTCTGGTTGACCTTGGGGCATCTGGCCTGAATATCGACTTTACCAGCAACACGGTTACAGCCGAGTCGATCCGCAACGCAGTAATCGTGCTGCGTGACACTCTTAAGCTGACAAACAACCAGTACGCAGCTCAGACCTGGTATGTTTCGAGCGCCATCATCTCCAACCTGGAGCGCTACTACAGCGATAACTACCAGTCTGACACCATTCTGCAGGAGCTTCTGAAGCTGTCCGGCATTGCCGCGATTAAAGAAGATGCTCAGCTGACCGGTAACCAGATCCTGATTGTTCCGCTGACCGCTGGCGTGATTGCTCCGATTGTAGGCCAGGCTTTCGGCACCGTTGCCGATCCGCGTCCGTTCTACAACAGCGATTATATCTGGCGTACCTGGGGCGCTGCCGGTCTGATGGTTAAGACCGACATCAACAGCAAGAAGTCAGTCATCTACGCACACGGCTAAGGGGTGAGATATGGCACTGGTTAAAGTGATTAGCGATAACCTTTTCTCCGGTGCCAATCTCCAGAAACTGGAGGTTGGTGCGAAAGTTGAGGTAAGCGAAGAAACCGCCCAGCGATGGAAGTCTGCTGGCCTGGTGGAAATCGACGCAGGCGGTGATCGCAAGCTTGAAGTGGCGACGCCGGGCGACGATGAAGACACCTCTGCGAAACCGAAGAAGGCGAAATAACCATGGCTGACCCAATCACAGCGGCAGACGTGCAGGCGTTCCTCGGTGAATTGGGTTACTCCATCCCGGGCGCGCTACTGGATCCTATCCTGTGCGTGGTAAACAAAATCATCCCATGTCTCGATGGGGCCGGGTATGACGAGTGCACCGCGAAGCTGATTCTGATGTACGCTGCCGCACTGATGGCTACATCGTCCGGCGCGCGCCGCATCAAATCGCAGGGGGCACCGTCCGGTGCCTCACGCTCATTTGAGTACGGCGACGATGGCATCACCTGGCTGCGCGACTCACTGGCCCGGTTAGATACCAGCGGTTGCACCGGGGAGCTGCCGATCAGTGCCGGTAACAGCGTGGGCCTTTTCATGGTGGTAGGGGGCTGCTGATGACGTGGATATCAGCAAGCGTCCGGCTGCCGCGTCCGTTCACCCGCGTATGGGTTATGACAGACACCGGGCGGGAGACCACCGGCTACGTTAAATCGGACGGTGAGTGGCACATCAACTGTGAGCGCATCCGGGCGACGGGCGCGAAGGTACTGCGCTGGAAGGAGGGCTGATGTCATCGGTAGCAAACTGGTCGTACACCGCCAAAGCCACCATCTGGCGCAAGGGCGCTGGCGGCAAAGACGAAAACGGTGATCCCATAAACGGCTATGCCGCGCCGGTCATCATTTTGGTCGATTATGAGGGCGGGCTGTCAAAGCGTATCGGTAGCCTGGGCGCTGAAATCGTCGTGAAGAACACCGTCTGGACTGAGTACGCACTGGCCGACGCCGGTGACTACCTGCTGATTGGTGAATCTACCGACGCCGATCCGGTTGCTGCTGGCGCTGATGAGGTGCGGCAGGTTATCCGGTACGCCGACACGTTCGAGCGTCTGGCGGACGATTTCGCCATCCTGACAGGAGTGTGACAATGGGCATCAAAGTGAAAGGCATCGCCCAGGCGAAAAAACACCTGAGCGACATAATCAACGATGTTCAGGGCCGGAAGGCTGTCCGGGCCATTCAGTCAGCGTTAATCCTTCTTGGTGCCCGGGCCGCTTATTACACCCCGATCGATACCTCCACTCTGGTGAATAGCCAGTTCCGGGAAATTGATGCGGGTGGAGTGATTATTACCGGTCGCGTCGGCTATTCAGCCAACTATGCAGCATATGTCCATGAGGCATCCGGCAAGCTGAAAGGCCAGCCACGCGCGCACTTCGGTATCACCAGCAACCGCTCTGATTTCGGCCCGCAGAAACCGAAAGAGTTCGGTGGCGGGGCCGGCACCGGTAACTACTGGGATCCTCACGGTGAACCTCAGTTCCTGACCAAAGGCGCAAACGAAGAGCGCGATGCTATCGATGCAGTGATACGCAAGGAGCTTTCGCTATGACCAGAGAAACATTCCACCACTGTGAAGATGGTCGTGGCCATCGGCAGGTGTTTGTTAATGGCAACAAAATTAGCCGAGTAGTATGGGCTGATGAAGAGAAAGGCATTGTGTGTTTTCATCCTGAACCGCTTAGATGCCATAGGCGAGGTCCTTTGCGCGTCTATTCCCGTAAGTTGCGTGGGAAGGTGAAGGTTGTCTTTAATGACGAGGTGAAAGCCAAATGACACCCATGATGCACGAGCGGGTGCGCAACATGTTCGGTGATGCTGGCCTGACAGCCGGATTTACGGTGCAGAAGTTGATGTACGACGACCCGGAGGATCTGACTCAGGCCGTGATGGTATTCCGGCCAAACGGTGGTTCGAACATCCGTCACGACCTTGGCTCTGAACATCACGTCCTCGTCGATGTGATCGGCGCGAAGGATAAGCGCGGCGACGCCACCAATGCCGTACAGCGCATAGTCGATTATGTCCAGGCAAATCCAATGGCAGACGAGTGTGTCGGTTACATCCAGAACATGGGCGCAATCCCTGCGCCGGTGCTGACGGCAGAAGGACGAATAGTCTTCCGACTCCAGTTCGCCTGCACTTACGGCGAATAGCCAAAAAAACCATATAGACCCGCTACGGCGGGTTTTATTTTTTATACGTCAAAGAGGAAGTTTCTATGGCTAATTGCCAGAACTCGAACGAACGCCTGTTCGGTGGCGCAGTCGTACTGGAAGTCGCCGATGGTTGCCCGGACGTCAAACCACTCGAAGCTGAGTGGAAGGCGCTGGCGGCCGGTACGTCGAAAGGCTTCGATTTTAACCCGAACTCGGTAACCTCAGATGCGGATGACGGCGGCGGTTATGTCGAAACCATCATCACCAACAGTGACTTTACTCTGAGCTTCGAGGGTGAGGTTCGCAAGAAGGACAAGCTGGATCAGTACGGTGTCGGCAAGTTCATCAAGTATTTTGCTGACGAGCTGAAGGCCAAGCGCCAGCCCGGAATCTGGGTACGCATGGACTACGGCCCGGTCGAATTCATCGGATACATGAACATCACGGCACTGAGTTCTGACGGCGGCACCAACGACATCGTCACGTTCTCCACCGAGTTCAAAGTGGGCGATGCCAGCACTATCGAAGTTAACGAAGTGACGGCGGTGGCGGTGACCGGCGTAACTCTTACCCCAGCTACCAGCACAGGCGCGGCAGGCGGTACCAGCACCTTCACGGTGAATATTGCTCCAGCCGGCGCGACGAACAAAGATTTCACCGTCGCATCAACCGATCCAACAAAAGCCACTGCCAGCGCCTCCGGCACCACCGTCACGGTGAATCGCGTCGCCACCGGCAGCGCGCAGATCATCATCAACACCGAAGACGGAAACTTTGTGGCCGTGCATACGGTTACCGTTACCTAACGGCCATTCCAAAGGGTGGCCGCGGCTGCCCTTGATAATGATCGTTACCCGGGAAGGAACATGACAGCACTGATCGACATCGGCGAGTTCTCTGTGAGTGACGGCCGGGACGGAGGAAAGGATTACCTGCTGAGGCCCTCTCTGATGGCTATGACCCGGATCGGCACACCAGCGGAGATAGTTCAGGCGTATGCCACAGTACACGGTAGCGATGTTGCCGCCGTCATCCAGCTCTGTACTGACACGCTTGGTCGCTTCCCAGATTGGCTATCGCCATCCATGAATCGCATCGCAGAACGACTGCTATCGCTGAGCATGCATATCATGCAGGCCTGCTGTGATGACGATCTCACCCCGATGATAGGTGAGTGGAAAGGTTGGAGCCGGTACGTTGTTTACCGGCCCGGGCTGATGCCACGAAACGACATCATCGTGCTGGCTCAGCACCTCATGCAGCATGGCGTCGTTGGCAAAGCCAGTGTTCGCCGTCTTCAGCGCCATGAGTCAGGCGAAACAACGAATGAGTTTAAGGCGTTCGACTACATCAGCGCAGCGCGCAGCCATTTCGGAATGAGCCGGGATGAGGCGGCGGCACTTACTATGACCGAGTTCCAGTTGATGCTGGCGCAGAAATACCCTGATCAGAAGGGCTTTACGCGTGACGAGTACGACGCGGTTGCTGATGACTTCCTGGCGAAGCAGGCGGCGCGCCGGGCACAGGCGAACCAGAAGTAGCTGGCTTTTTCTTCAATCACCTCCTGAGATCAATAATTCAGCAGTTGCCGTTGCGCCTGTGCTATTCCTGGGTAGGATGTTCACACTTTTACCAACGGGGAATAGGGATATGAGTGATCAAGAGCAGTTGCAGCGTTTGAGTGAGGAGGTGGCCAGGGCATACCTGCGCCACCTGGAAGCAACCACTGGCGGGAATAAGGTTACTTACGATGGTGTGACAAGATCAATCACCTTCGAAGAGCTGGTTTTTGGTCTAATAGGGGTCGCACATTTCAATGCGAAAAACCACCCAAACGACGAGATACTTAAAGACCCATATAAAAACCTCTCGCACATGATTGATATTTTATCAAAGCCATATGTGATAACTGAGTTCGGTCTAAAAGTTATTGAACATATGAATGAAATTTCCATTCATAAACAGCGAGGGGTGTTGATGTGAAAGCGGGTGCAATATGCTTATCTTTGCTGTTTTTAATTTCTGGTTGCGATGATGGCGCAAAAGGAAGTGTAGCTAACGGCGCTGATACAGCAATAACTATGTTCAAATCATCTATGAGTGAGGGGGATCATCCACCCTTCGACTATCAGCATCTTGTATTCAAACCAGATCAGCAAAACTCAAGCAAGGTTATAAGTGGATGGGTTTGCGGAGATGGAAGCATGAAGCGTGATGATAAGACCTTTAACTTCAAAGTTAGAGGTCATGTTATTAAGTCAGAAGATATTTCATATGTTGGCGACATAGCCGCACTTCTTTCTGATACTGAAATGGTCAAATACGACATTCTTTACAATAAGAATTGCAAAGAATAAGCAGAAAGAAATCTGAACAAACCTCGCCTCGGCGGGGTTTTTTATTGCCCGGAGATAGCAATGGCAAAAGAACAAAATGCTGGCAGCGTCGTCTATACGGTAAGCGCCGAGATCGAGCCCCTACTGATTGCGGGCAAGCAGGCCATTGATGTTCTTGATAAGCTGGATGCAGCTGCTCAGCAATCTGGCAAGGGAATGGATAGCTTAGACCAGAGTACATCCCAGACTGGATCGGCGTTCAATGAACTGGCTGGATATGCTAATTCAATGGATAACCAACTGCGTAAACTGAACACCAATGTAAGCGGCATAGCTCGCGCCATGGATGAAGCTCGCAGCGGTACCGGTGGTGCTAACAGCGAGTTTAATCGCGCTGAATCCCTCATTGAGACATTGGGTAACCAGTTGGCAATACTGGACGAGGCGCAGGAGAATGGTGCTCGTAGCGCAGCAGTGCTGGCAGCTCAATTACGAGCTGGGTCTAAAGCTACCGATGAAGAAAAACAGAAAATTGGCGAGCTGACAGGCCGTCTATACGATATGAAAACCAGTGTAGATGCCGGTTCAAAAGGGCATGGAAACTGGAAAAACAGCATGCAGCAAGCTGGCTACCAGGTGCAGGACTTTATCGTTCAGGTTCAGGGTGGGCAGTCTGCGCTGGTGGCTTTCGCTCAGCAAGGCTCGCAGCTTGCCGGAGCTTTCGGTCCGGGAGGCGCAGTAGTAGGTGCTGTTCTTGCGCTAAGCACGGTTGTAGCAGGGGCGCTTATAACATCTTTGAACGGCGGAAAGACTGCCATGGATGCGCTGAAAGATGCGGCCGAGGCGAT